GACTGGAGTTCAGACGTGTGCTCTTCCGATCTGATTTTATTTTTTGCAATCTCGTATTCTTCTTCTGAAAGCAACCCCTTTTTATGTTCTTCCTCAAGAGCTTTCAGTTTTAAATCTCTGATATCCTCGGCAGCATCTAACTCATATTTTTGTATAACAGTAGCCCTATCCTTCGCTCCTTTTTCCTGAATTTTCCTCTTAGATTCTTCATATACAGACGTAAGAAGAGTAACATCCAACCCATTCTTTCGAGCTAGTTCTAATTGAGATTTATAAAAGGATTCCAGTGCTGCCAGTTGTTGGTCAGTGGAAGCCAAACCATTCATCTTATTGAACTGGTTACTGAAATTCTGAATCTGACTAGCGCTATCCCGCACGATCTTGGCACGCTTATCACTAATTTGTTGTTCAAGGTTGAGAATATTATCCCCGGCCTCCTTCAAGGCTTTGGCTTTAACTTCTCCATTTTGAAATTCAAGTTCAGCAACATCATTTTTATAATCCTTTGCTATTTCAAGTCTGGAATATAAAGAGGTAATCTCAATTGCTAAAAGCCGATTTTTATAGTCTTTCTCTGTTAACTCCCCACTATCATTGAGTTTGGACTGTTCAAGCAGAAGATTTTTCTCTCCGGCATTGACCGTATTTAGTCTTCTGTCCCGATATTCCTTAATTAAATTGAGACGAGTTTCCTCTGATTTCTTCAGTGTGTTATAAATTGCACTTTGAGCCTCACTTTCCAGTTTACCCAATTCAGCCAGGTGTTTTTTATCCTTATCACTAGACTGATACTGTTTGATGATCGCCAATCTTTTCACCTGAAATTCCAGTTCTTTTTGAAGAGCATCCAACTGATATTCATTCTCCGTTCTGGCTAACGCATCAGAACTCTTTTGTAGCAATAATAATTCTTCTTTGTATGCGTTTTCTGCATTTTGCAAACGAGTAGTCCAAGGCTTCTTGTCTTTGTCATCCGGTGGAGGTGGAACTCCTCCACCGCCATTATCATCATTCTTAGCCTCCATCTCCACCTTGTCTTTAATCATTCCCTCCAACAGGTTCTTTAATTGGCCACGCTGTTGCTCAAGTTCTTTTATATCCGTTTTGAGTTTCTTTCCGGCATTTTCAACCACTCCAAAAGTTAACATACTTCCTACATTGCGAGGAAGTGTTTTTAAGGCACCCCAGAATGTATTTCTTTCGTCCAAATATTCTTGCTGCTTATTCTTCAGCTCATCCAATTGTTTATCAGTATCAGTCAGACGAGATTTTACCGATTCAATTTCAGCCATTGTCAATAGACTTTGAATGTATTTGTCTACTGATTTTTTTGCATCATCCGTCGCAATGGTTTCTAATTTTAGTGAACCTAAATATTCAGGAGAAATATCATTTAATTTTTTTATGGCTTTTAGCCTTTCGCCTTTTGATATGGTTTCATCCTTAGCTATTTTCAACAGAGATTCGATTTCCGTTTGTTCTGCAGTAATATTTGACTTGGCTTCATTAACTACATCATTCATCAAAAGTTGAGCACGACGGGCTTCCGACGCTCTTCTTGAAAATAAGTACAAAGCACTAGCTACAGCAATGACAACAGTAGCAATCGAAGCGAACGGATTTAGTGCCAGAATTTTAAAGAAAGCCTGCATAGCTAATCCGGCCTGCCGTGTTTTCCCAGTTAGTGCAGAGGTCGCAGCAATATACAACCAGGTTGATGCAGCTACAGCTTTATCCCAATACTGCTTCAATTTCTGTATAATGATATATTCTCCTGTTTCAGTCTTTACTTTATTCAACCAAAACCACTGTAGTTTCGCTGCCGTATTATATGCTGTTATAGCAATGATAGCCGTTAAAATAAAGTTCTTATATTCACTAAACATGGATACAACCTCTACTAGCCCTTTGACTGTAAGACTACCAGTACTCACCATGTATTTCATAACAGGGAGCAACCGTTCTCCAAGTTCGATCCGAATTTCCTTAAAGCGTTTCTTAGCTTTATCCAGCTCTGCCTGAACCGTCGTATTTTGTACATTATACTCATTCGTTATACTGGTACCATCAATGAAAGCCTGATTAGCAGTCTCCTGTTCTTTACGGACTTTCTCAACATTGCTGGCCAATGCACTGATAACCCCGGCCGCTTCAGCACCACTCAACTTCATTTCCTTTAAAACAGGTGCCATTTTATCCATGCCACCTAATTTTCCCAAACTGGCAAGGAACTGGAGAACAGCTTCATTAGCATCTGTCTCCATCAGCGTAGTAAATTGCTTAACGTCCATCCGGGCTATCTTGGCATACTTTGCAGGCTCCTGATATAATTTTAAGATCAATCCTTGTAAAGCGGTACTAGCCATTTCACTACGGAGCATATTCTGATCAAGTGCAGAAGCAAATCCCATGACATCGGTAATTGATAGTTTTGCTTGTTTTGCAACTCCCCCCATGCGCGCACTGAATTCCACTAAATATGGTTCAGCAGCACTGGAATTCTGTGCAACCTCATTCACCGCACTACCAATAGCTAACATATTCTCTTTCATGGAGCGTTCGCTATCTCCGAACATATCTGCCAGCTTACCAATATTCTTGATAGCATCCTGCCCCAAATCTTCTCCAAGAGCAACATCAATCATATTGGCAGCTTCTACAAACTCCAGAACATCCTTTTTCATCGTAATACCAAGACGTCCGGCATCTCCTGCAAGCTCATTTAAGCGTTCACGTGCAGTACGGGTATCCATCTTCTTAAACTCCTCGTTTAAATCAGCAACCTGTTCACTCGTCATGCCTGTATACTTACGCACCTGGCTTTCCGCTTCCTGCATCTTCGCAAACTCATCCACACATTTACGAGCGGTCAAGGTTATTCCGGTCAATGAAGCAATAACACTTGCGCCGATGGCTCCATATTTATTAAATCCATCAGTCAACTTTGATAAAGAGAACTTAGTAGATTCCGCTGTACCTTTTAGCTCTTTCATTCTTTGGTTAACTTCGTCCAGTTGTGCTTTATACTGAGTATATAGCGGACTATCACCCGGCAAGTTCCGTAGAATGGCATTCAGTTCTTTTTGCCTGTTTTGGAGCTCCTTCACGCTCAAACTTCCGATGCCTATCTTTTCAAAGAGTTTATCGTACTCAGTCTTCAGTGCATTAACGACTTCCTTTTGCGCTTTATACTCTGCACTATTCTCCCCAAATTTCTTTTTCAGAGAATTCAAAGTTTTATTGGCTGAACGCATATTCTCTTCCAGCTCAATCATCTTTTGCCTTGCACTATCCTGTTGAATTACAATTTCGAGTTGTACTCTGTCTATCTTTAAACTCATAGTTTCTCAACTAATTAATTAATACACAAAAATACCCTCACAATAAGCCTTAAAAAAGGACATAAAAAAGGCCCGCACTTGTATTGCGAGCCTTATGATCTAACTATCCAACCATCGACCATTGTCCAGCCATGTACCACCATCTCTCCATTTTCCATCTGTTAGAATCCAGCGTTTTTCTGCTTCTACATCACTAATCCGGATTGGATAAAATGTGCCTTGCCATGGTCCATATCGTCCATCTGCATTAATAACATATTCGATCTCTTTACATACATAACGTTTGTTCCGAATTTCAAATATGTTTCGCGGATCATATACATTAACATCATAGCTCTTAATCTTGATGCCATGTTTATAATCAATATCGTACATACGTGAATAAAGCATTTTATCTAAATATGCTAACCGTAAATTACCTGTATATGGATTATCCTCACAATTAAAAGAATGAGGATAATCAATCGTGAATACTTTAGGATTAAAATCCCTGTCATCCTTACGTTTTACATAAAGAGTCATCGGTGACATCCCTTTGTAATAGGACACACAAAGTTTTTGTTGGTTCTTATCTTTCTCTGTGGGGACATCTTCCCCACTTTGTATTAGCTCATAAATACCATTACTTTCTTCACTGGTACCAACTTTACTTCCGTCGATTTTGGGAACTGTAACAAGTGACCGTTCTGAATCAGGCATAAATACCGGCTCCATACCACTCTCATAAGTGATCCGTTCTATACCATAGCTCGTCATATCGGAAGGCATAATGTTCAATTTGATTTCATTTTCACTCTGCTCCCGAAGAACATCACCAAACATATTTACTTCATCTGTGTGCCATCCCCTATTCGAATCATCAGGCACCGTAATGTAGTATCGGCAACTATCATGCGTATAAAACAGATAGTTTTTAACAGCCTGATATCCGGATGAGCTAATACTTTCTACAAATTGAGTAAATTCCAGTACTGTATCAAAATCCTTTCGGGTCGCAGAAGAAAGAATATTTTTATCTATATGCTGTGGCTTGTAATATTCACTATCTGTCGATTCGATCAGCACATTACTTTGCGAGGGGTCTTTGTCATTCTCCCCTTCTTCTGTTTCATACTCATCTACAACCTGCTGTACATGGCAAACCTGTGCATTTTTAAAATACTCTGCCTTGAACAGTATAGAAACTTCCTTTTTTCTATTATTGACAAGGAAACACAGATTAAAAAGATTCTCAAATTCCGTGATAAGTTCATTTATAGTCCATCCGGGAAACATTTTTGCATACTGGTTGGGATGTCCATTTTGCGGCAAATACAGTAAATTCCATTCTGAATCTTCCAGCTGATTAGTCAAAACTGTATAGCCAAGTGCTTTCATTAATCTTCTGATATAGGCACAAAGATAAGGTTGCAGATAAATATCCACTCCTGTATTTCTCAAATAGTTGGCAGATATAGTTGGTTGCGATGTCGTTACAACAGTAACAGCTACTCTCCACCCATTGATTATACCAGTATCAGTCATTACAGGAGGTATACAATAATCCACATCCGGATATATGCGTTTTACCAAGTTATTGACAATACCTGTGGGGATTTCATCTTCTCCCATATCCAAAGATGATACAAGCAAATCATTTCCAATGAAAGAATTCAATTCGGAGTTTCCTGAAGCGATCTGTATGGATACCGTTGTATCTGTCCATCCCGTTATAATTTCCGTACCGTTGCAATACACCCGGTTGTCAGCGACCAATACAGCCTGTCTTTTGGTTTTCAGCTCGGAGATGGAATTCAATCTGTTCAGATGTTCATATAAATCTGCATTAATTGAATTACTAAGCTGGAGGGTAATATCATAGGTATATTCTCCATTTTTTGTAAAGAATGGATTTTCACGTTTTACAGAAGTGCTAAAGTCGGCCGGAAGTACCACCGAAGTTCCATCAATATACAATTCAGTCATAATCCGCTATCGTTAATCCCAGACTTAATCCATTGAATCCGCCAAACATAGAATATTCCCATTCCGTCCGCATCTTACTTCCCATAGAAAGACGATTACAGTACTCATCCTGTCGAATCACATCTTTCAATATACACATAATTCGCTGCAACCTAGCATAATGGAGTAATTCTTCTTCGTCTGTTTGACTACCAGAAGCAACCTTTTCACAGATAAATAAGATTACCAGATTATCTTCCTGCCAGTTATCCTTGTTTTTGTTATCTCCTTCGGCATCGGGATAATTGGCACACAGAAGTACCCCTGTTTTATCCTTGAGTTTCTTGACCATGTGTTCTTCTTTAACCGCAAGGAAACAAGTGTCGATCTTATCCTCACTCTTCTGATTAACCTTAGCCTGAAGTTCCACCATTAGTTCTCTGAACCGGATAATATCTATCATAATGAAATTAAGTTATTCTGTTCAACATCTGCCATTTTAAATGTAAATTCTATAGCTTTCAGTATGCTACGGTTAAAGCTACGTTCATAATTCTGTTTTGTCACAATAATAGGGAACCAATTATCTTCATTCCAGATATCAACTTCCTGTGCATTTAGTAAATTATGCCATAACTTATAATCACTTTGCAAGAAAATAACCCCACTGCTAACTGTATATTCATCTTTTGGCTTTACTCCAAATTTACGATCCACACCAAACATCTTCGCCGTATCACTCTCATCATTGCCCTTCATAGTCATACTACCTACAGTAGTCATCGTTTCCGGCATATCATATACATTCTTATATCGGAAACGTTGAACCTCTTCATATCTCGTCTGATCTACCAAAAACTTAAAAACGTCACTTCCTTTCACTAATTCGTAACTACGTATCATTTCGTTTATATCCGGAAGAATATTCCCAACTCTTTCCATACTTACATCCAAAGTGACAGGCATTTTCTCTCCCTCATGCACGTACAGTTGTTCCGTATAAACCGCTCCGGATAAAGTACGGACATTCAATAGCACTTTATCACCATCTGCAAATACGCTACTTGCATATTCCATTGCACTATTACGTGTCACTTTCTCCCGAACCTCACTCAACCATCCCGGAGCCGATGCCTCTTTTTTTGTCTGCAACCGACTAAACATCACATAACTTTGTGAATCCTGTAGTCCATTGATAAAGAAAGTAAAGGTACCAGCTGCATTTGTCTGCCAACTTGCTTCTCCAGCACACCATGCTCCCCATAATGCCAACTCACAGAATTTGCCAAGTTTTCGCACTCTTACCTGATAGTTGGCGTCCGGAACATATTCCTCTTCCAAAACCGTTTTCCCTCCATACTGCACAGAGAAAGCTATGGTAGAATCCGTATCTATGATATAATCCTGCATAGTAGCACAAAATTCCTCTGCTCTAGGTCTTTGAATCACATTCATAATCGCATATACTTGTTATGTTTATCATTCTCTGGTAACAGATTATAGGTGACTGGTCCGCCGTCTCTTGCTTTCTTCATCTCATCAATCCAAACCATAGCATCATCCTTCATCCATTCAGATAGTAGCTTGATATCTTCAATAGACGCGGGATCACTATTCATTGCACCACTTGCAGACACATATCCCCTTATTACCCCTGCAGGAATAATTTTCAGTTGCATACGCCTTAAAGCAATACTCATCCCCAATAATGTGACAGCTTTACAAGCTGCAAAATGCACTTCATTACTTTCTTCCAGCTTCAAAAGGGCATCCCACCCATTTCCATACGCTTTTTTCACATAAAGCAATTGTGCCTCCTTGATGAATGGCAACAACAGCATAAAAGTACGTTCACTTTTGTCAATAGGAAAGTATATATCAAAATCCGCTCCGCTGCGTATCAGTAATAGTTGAGACATTTTATAAGTCCGGCTCTCTTTCCATTCCTTAACATCGGAAGTATTGAGATAACGTATCAAAGCGTCTACTGCTTTATAATAATCCTCCATGTGCCGGGCATCGTCCCTATCCAATTGCCATTCCCAAGGCAATTTTTCACTATTGTCCGTGGCAATCTTAAATTTGCGGCCATCATCCTCATGGCTTAGATCATTCTTCTGATACATACGCAACGTGGCAAGTAGAGCAATAGGGCGTTGCACTTTCTTTATCAACTCTTGATCCCCATTTTCTTTTTTCTCTCTGTACCACTCTTCCACTTTTTTGTATAGTTCGGCACCAATCAACCCAGACACTTCTTCTGCAGCCAGCTCGATATCAGTTATGATTTTACCAAAATCATTATTTGCATAATAATTTCCGGTTAGGTCGCGTAATTCTTTACTACCGTTATTATCCCTGTTAAATATCATATTACAATCATTTAATGGTTACGTTTCAGCAAAGCATCTGCTTTGTATTTATCATCCAACAATTTCATCAATACCCGGAGCAACAATGTATCATCCGCTTTCTCTATATTTCCAAAAATACCGGATTCCGCTACAGAGAATAAAATCCCGCTCATCCCCAAACTACGTTCTATCGGTTTGTTCGCATCTCCCTGTTCTCTCATAAAGATAGACTCAAATGAAATCTCCATTCCGTCGATAATAAATGTACCTGCAAGTAAATAGCTACAGAAGAAAGCAAACCAGGCATATATTCCCCATTGAATCTGTACCGGCATCATTCTCATCCTATCTGAATAAAAATTGATCCGTTCCTGCCTAAACTCTTCCCGGTACCGACCATCAAAATCCGGCTTCCCTACTTTTTTGCCGGGATAACGATAAAGAATACCGCACAAAGCCTGCAGCATAGCAGGCTCCTGTGTTTCATTGTATCCGTTCATCATCATAACCGCACTACGGAATTCTCCAAACGTCAGATCACTGCCATGAGAAAGCGGACCTTTAAACTGTTTCCATTCCGGCAACAGGTTCTTTGTACTTGAAAACATAAGTTCTACTTCATTACCTCCTTTTGATTCACTCCACATCCAATCGAGTGTTAACGCCAATTTATTAATCAAAATATAGTAATCATCACTATTCTCCTTCCGGATTCCACGATTAGAAAGAACAAAACGACACCATTCCCGTTTCACATCTATCAAAGTCGTTTTGGAGTGCCTAATCAATTTATGACGTAATCGAAGCAAGTACAACCATTCTGCAGGTAAAACTTCCTCCCAACAATCCGGGAAATCTATCTGTATGTTCTTCATATTACATTTGATTTGTTGCCCGTTCACTTGCCGTAACATTATCTTCTTTATTAATTACTTTGCGATACATCCCAATAAAAATGCCTTTCTTATGTGGAAAATTTATCCGGATTGCGTCATTCAAAGCCTCTAACGCAATTTCTTCCGGTATCTGCGTATCAGCTCCATAGAATATCTTCAGCGCATATAGCATCTGACTTCCGCTATCTCCCTTTCCATCAATGATGATGTTAGACAACGCAGGATTTAGCCCAAAGCCGCTTGTAGTCGAACTATCTGCTATCCTTGATATCTCTGCCTGTGCGCTGATATACTTATCCACATTCATTTCAATCGGTTCAATCTTCCATGATTGCAGATTTCCGTCCTGATCTACAAAATCTACGCAAGTAAAGAACTTACCGGCGTTTTTCTTCCCAGCCATTACATCGGCAATCTTTTTAGTCAGTTCATCTCTCAAACGATCAATTTCCGCATAAACCTGTGCATCCGTCCATTCTTCGTGCATAGCACGTATCATTTCATCTTTTTGCTTCCAATATTCCTCCGGCTCATGGACGATATATGCAGATGCTATCATATTCTCATTCAGATATTGAATAATTTCAGGAAGAGTATTTGCATCCAACAGCCAGGGAATCGAACCGTGGAAACTAGATATTGCATACATATTGCGCCCAAAGCTACGCATACTATGATATTTTACGGCTGTTTCTGTAGCCAAAGGATTCCATTTGTCGAAGACACCATATAACATCATCCGCTTGCTGGTATAGCTATCAAAATCCCCAATAAGGAACTGTTTCACATCTTCCAGTCTCCGGCTGTCATTTTCCGGCCATACCATCCGGCAATCTGTACTATGAAGAGTTTCCAAACGACTTATCCAAGGCTTTCCAATACGAATGGATTTGGCTGCATAGTACTTCACAAATACCCCTTTCATGTGGTTGTACTCAACGAAAGCATTACGGATATAACCCCGATAATCCCATGTTTCAAGCCATTCCTGTATCTCATCATCTATCAGCCACTCTTGTACACGTTCGTTATTGACTACATTAATCCTGTAAAGCATCGGGCCTTGTCCATACATTAAACCTGTTTTACGATCCAAAATGCCCGGACCCAGATTATTCTTTTCAAGAATATCACGTACTGTCTTTGGAAGATTATTATCAATTCCCCAAGGCACGACGCGGACTCCGGCTATTGTGACCGGATCACCATCCCAGTTGGAAGAAGAACCATTAAAAAAACTACTCAGCTCATTGTTACCTAAGCTCATGTGGATTGCGTAAGTACCTACTCCAGCATCAACAAACCGGAACCCTCCAATTTTCTCCTTTATTTCAGCCATTATAATTCAATTTTCTATTTTCCAATATACCTTTTAAGCGGGCAATTTCCGCATCACTCAAACTATACATAACTCTCGAAATCAATCGGTTCAGCCCTCCATACATATTTTTTGCATACCATCTCGTATTTTTCTTCACCGGATTCCGGTTTGCTTTCATTCCCCAAACTGTCCGGTTTGTATCGACTTGATGCCGATTCTTCTTATTTCCCGCAATTTCAAAAGCACGACCATAAGAAAAGAAACTGACTTTTAGTCCCGGATTTTCTCCGTCATGGAAAGTTTTATAGTCTATACTATCATGCAAAGCATCTGTCTGCATGAGCTTTCTTGTCTCTATAGCTTCAGTAAGTATATCACAAAGCCATTCTCCGTGCTGCGACAGTTCCTCCTCAATAAAAAGTGTCTTTAATTCCTTACTTTCGTTACTTTCCATTATTACACTAACTATATTGCAAAATTACATCTGAAAATGACCTTAAAAAAGGACACAAAAAAGCCCCGACTGCATTTACAATCGGGGCTTTTTTGATTATTCCAAACCTTAGATTTGCTCAAATCCTTTTTGGGGATGAAATCTAACCGTTTCTGCAAGTCCTAATTTTCCATATTCATTCGGATCATTACCATAGTTTACAACAATCGTTATAAAATCGTCATTGGTACCCATTTCTTCATAAGCTCGTTTTGTCTTTAAGTAGAAAGCAAGAGAACCGCATAACTTTACAAGTCCTTTCGTACTAAAGGAATGCCATAGCAAGTAATTCACCTCTATTTTCATGTGATCCGGAACTACGGTAATGATGCCATCTTTTTCCCATTTCTGAAAAGCAATGATCTTATCAATTCCTGCTTTTTTCTGTTTTTCAAACTTTTGCTTTTTTGTAGTCATAATGTTCAGTGTATGAGACAAAAGTACAAATCATTTAGTAGGAATCAAATTTCTTTCTATATATATTTCCTCTTTCAAATCTCCGTTTTTTAGAGATTTACCATCTTTACCACTATATTTCAGTTTTTTATCCCCATATTTAATCACATCAGGCGCCATACCTGTCTCTGATTCAATTTCATCAATGACTGAGAATAATTCGCGTAGGTCTTTCAAACCTGAAAGAAAATAATGTATTTCACTGTTCTTCATTTGAATCTCCTTTCTCGTTTGCGACTATTCTTTGGTCACTCAAAGCTAAATCAACTTGATTGCGAAGTTCAATTAACTCTTCTCTAGCACAGGAGCATATATATTTAGAATATAAAGCAATTGTATATTCTTCCAGACACTTTATGCCACCTGAATAACTGCAACTTTTTATAATCTTGAATATCGGCTTACTCATAAGTCACCTCCTTCCATCATTGAGGCATTGATACGTATATTCACGCGGCTATTACCCACGATGAAATTCATTTCACCGTTTTGATCCTTACTCGTCCAGACCTTATCGTGTCCGGAAGTAATCAAATCACTAATTTTGTTGAAAAATTCTTGGACTTTCTTTGCCTCTACGCATTTGGTGAGGACTTTTTTTTGTTTTTTCATATCTATCACTGTTTAGCATTTAGGCAGAAAAAAACGGCTGCCATTTCCCGAGTCGCTAAACAGTGATAGATATCCTACTCCAAAGAGTAAAAATCCACATGGGAAGGCAGCCGCTATTTTATATATACATTTTCCTATATGTTAGGCAAATGTTAGATATGGGCATAAAAAAAGCCCGCAACTATTGTGAGCATTAACCGAGCTCTTCGGGATAAGGATCAGCCTATCACTGTTTAGCACTGCAAATATGAGGATAAAATTTGAAAGTGCAAAAGAAAAGTGGAGTTTTCGGCTCCACTTTCTATATAATTCCAATAAACTAATTTAACCCTATTATATATTCCAATCATGATAGGCAAAAATCACTAATGGATAAGCTTTCATCGCCCTTCACTATCAGCGCGTCCCTGTCTTCTTCTAAAAATGATGCAGCAAGTACACTTTTAGGATATATTTCATCAATAGTAATATTCATACATTCAATAGTATTATTATAGGCTTCTTTAATAGTAGCTCCAGCTAAAAAAGAAAAAATACCATACATTGCACATGTCACAAATTTATCGTAATAACTTGGATTAACTAAAGCTTCTTCAGTATACCCCCAAAATGTAAGCGCATTATTTTGGATCAATATATCTGCTAATTCATTTCCTGCCAAACAAGAAAATGTATATACCAATGCATTTGACAATATATAATAATTCTTGGTTGGAGATATTAACTCTTCATGATTTAAATAGATTGCATCCCTAGAACCATGTGTGAAATTCAAATAAATAAATTTGTTTTCGTTAATACCTGATAAAACTTCACTCAAACTATTACTATTCACTCCATCAGAATCTAATTTTAGAATAGAGTGTGTATCATAACTTTCTAAATTATCACATTGTTCAAAGGAATCAACACATGCATGATAAAAATAACCAAGTTCTTCATCTTGGTCATCATATAAAATAACAGAATTAATCATTCTAAACTCTCTTTATTACGCATAAGTAAATCAATTGTCAACTTATTTATTTTCCTCTCTATATCTTTGCCAAAATCTGTTTGTAGTCTAATTTCTTTAAGTATATCATACAGAGAATATCGTTTACCTCTAGAAGTAATCATAAATGGTTTATCTGCCACATCTTTAGGATGTTGCTTAATCCATTCTTCAATAGCATATGAAATATCATTTTTCATTGAATTGTACGCATTTTCAACTGCATTAACTAAATCTGTGTTCGATGCACTTTTTTTGAGAAATATATATGCCCTATTTTTTATTAGGTCTGCAAATTTTTCTTTATCTTCATCTTTACCGCTCCAAATAATAACAGGTATTAAAAAAGACAAATCTCTTATTCTGTTCAATATTTCATGTCCATCAATCATTTTATTTGAGAACCCCAAATCTAAAATTACAATCATATTTTCGTCTAAGTGAGATTTTATGATTTCAATAGCTTCGTTTGGGTCATGACTAATATCTATATTAGGAAATTCATCACTCAATTCCACTATCCATGGAGTTGACTTTTGTATCCGTGAATCATCATCAATAATTATTATTTTCGTAGTTGACTTACACATATTATTTATCGTTTAAAAGGAAATACTATTTTAAAAGTTGTTCCTGTTGGCTTTAATTCATTATCAATAATTTCTATAGAACCATGAATGGCTTCCAAACGTGATTTTATCATATACAATCCCAAACCAGCTCCACCATTCTCCGCTGTCGTAGTATAAAATACATCAAATACCCTATCTTTATTTTCTTCATCAATACCACAACCATTGTCAGAGAATAAAATAACGAAGTCATCCTTCTGTACAATGCCAGTACATTTTATAAGTTTACTCTTTGAATATTTTAGTGCTTTAATCGAATTACTAATCAAATTATCAATTATATCCTGAAATGCCTTTAGATTATAATTAATTGTTAATTCTTTGTTTACTTCAAGCACTACTTGTATACTTTGTGATTCAAACTCTGGAGCATACACTTTAAATATGTCTTCTAAACTTTCTTTTATATTAATACTAGTAAAATCTTGATCATCCTTAGCATATTTAAGCATAAAATCAACGGCTCTATCCAAATTATTCATTTCATTAAAGACCTCCAAACCGTATTTACTACAATATTTCTTTTTATCTATATGGTCTGAATCTATCCATTTATATATAAATTCCACATAGTGTTTGATTCTTCCTATAGACGTCCTTGTTATATGAGCTAACATCGATGCATACGTCTGTAAGGATACTAGACTAAATAGTAGATCCTCTTGTCTTCTTTTTTCCTCTTGCAACTTAGCATATTCAACTAATCCCTTCTTAAAGGCAATCGAAGCTTTAGTTATATATCTAGATAACGTTTCTAAAGTCTCTTTATTATTTGGATCAGCACTATTAATAAGTAAAGATATAGTCTGTTTTGCAATATCTAAATCTTCATTAGCTTCTGTATAGTCTACTCTAACCTTTTCTTTCTGTTTTTGTTTTTGTAGTTTTAAGGATTCTTCAATTTTGCATATTTGTTCTATAACAAACGCCTTTAAAGACTTCCATGCCTCATTATCAACAAAATCCTGTCGATTTGTTGCATCAATTACATCAGGGTTATATTCTTTTGAGATTTCAACCCAACCAAGTAAGTCACGCGTACTTATTTTATCAAAAAAACCTGACCATCTTCTTTTATCAATGCCAAACAAATCTTTTTGCTCATCTCTTTTAGCATTATACTCTGCAAAAGGAGTCGCAATTAATCCATCACGATAAACCTTTATGCCATCAATTCTATCATCTGTAATTTTCTTAAATTTACCTTTGGCTTTCTTATCGTAATAATATATTGTTAAACCAATAGGACCACACGCTCTCATAGGCACTAGTTTCTTTTTAAGAATGCCATTATCATTTGCGTCAACATATAATATTTCTTGTTTACCTAACTTTAAATCATAATTTAAAGAAATAGAGAAAGTGGCATGTTCAATCGCTTGACTTTCTATCTTCACAGATTCATATCCTTGGTACTGTGGTGCTTTAACATACACATTAAACGGATACTGCATCATAAACTGTGGTCTAATAATTTTAGATAATTCTTTTATGGCTCGTACTATATCACTTTCACTCCATACATCTGCAACTCCTGATATCTCTAAGATAGTTCCATGCCTCTTTTGTATGTCCTCTTCATACCAATACCTATTTTCTATATCAGTAAATAACACTGGTGACTCTCCAAAATTTAACTTAAGTTGAGATGTTTCTTCATTAGTATAATCTTCCCAATTAGTTTCTAGGCATATTGTTTTATCTGCATCTACTTTTTTAGTTCGTAATAACAACCTTGTTCCCAACTTATCAACAGCGAAACGTCCCACTCCCTTTTTCCCTGCCACTTCCCGTAAATATGGAGCAGGAGATTTTGTACTTTTTCGTTTACTACTTGTTCCAATGACCATCCATTTATCTCTTATGTCTTCAAATGACATGCCTATACCATCATCTTCTATGATAATTCTACTATTTTTTGATAAAGGATTTACATTTATAAATGTGATAGAAACATTCTCTGCATTGGCATCATAACAGTTCTTCACCAGTTCAAACAACGCAGTAATCCTATCAGTGATAAGCTCTCTTCCAAGAAGTCTATATGCACTAACATCAAACCTAAACTTAAGAGTAGATGGATTATTATTTTTCATAATTAAGAATTTGTTGAAAAATAGCTTCAGCTAATAAAGGTGGAACTGCATTCCCTATTTGTTGTTGAATATGCATTAATGATCCTTCAAACTTAAATGTATCAGGAAAACTTTGCAAACGAGCAGCTTCTCTTACTGAAAGTCCCCGATCAGATTCAGGATGGATTAGCATATTCTTTCTATAATTAGAAATGACAACAGAAGGCTCATCTGCCTTTAGCCTTCTATATATTCCACTGTGACAATTATTGCGATTCTTATAATTTCCCATTAATGAATCTGGAATAGCTTTCCAATTTTGCCCCTGTCTAATATATTTATATCTTTCTATAATATAATCGGCATTTCTAGAAACATAATTTTGTGTGGAACTATCTGAACCTCTCCTCATTAATTGCGCATATTCACTTATATGACTATCATTTTTATATGGAAGTATCTCAAACATATCTCCATTATTCAACTCTGGTAAATCTGCAAATGCGTCACTAACTGTTATTTTGGTATTTTTCTTAGGAGGAAATTCAAAATTAATATTCATGCGATTTCCAACCATAAAAAAACGATTACGATGTTGTGGTACCCCATAATCAGAAGCATATAATACAGCTCTGTTGGTTTTATATCCAATATCTTTGAAACACTTTTCTATTTCAATTATTGTATCTCCTCCATTGAAATTAGCTATACCTTCAACATTTTCAAAAACAAACCACTGTGGATTTATCTCTGCGACAAACCTAAGAAACTCTTTAAATAAAAAATTATTGGGATTTTTTAAATTCCTAGTTTTCGTATTAGAAAGCGAAAAACCCTGACAAGGAGGTCCTCCAAAAACTATAAAAACATTATTTTTCAGTTCATCATCTATTTTTATGTTCCTTATATCATCAACAACAAACATAGTATTAGGATGATTTTTTTTATATGTTTGAGCAGCAAAGTTATCATTATCTATTGCTAAAACAATATCTATCCCTGCATATATAGCCCCAAGACTCATACCACCAGCACCTGAAAATATATCAATTCCCTTATACATTATCTTCTTTTATGTAAGCATTCACTGTTAGTTCATCAAAAATACAGATTTATTCTAAATTCGTTGCAAATTAACAATAAATTTTCAATTTCAACCTTCTAGATCAATAAAAAAGTGCATTTTTTAAGCATTAAACTAACTAATATGCCATTTTTTAATTCTACACACAATTAAATTAAAGCCTAAATATAAATATTTTGATAGCAAACATTATCTTTATTCGATTTCTCCTCATAAACTATTATCAAGAAAAACAACTTTTAAATATTTTAGTTTAAGAAAAGTCATTTTTCTTTCAATTCGGGACGATATTTGTACTAAAAGAAATATCTATATCGCCTAAAATATTGATTTTCAAAAACAAAACCATTTGCGGTTTCTAAAAAACCGCAAATGAAACGGAGTTCTGCCCGACACGCGCCGACCCCTTTTTGCGGTCGCACCCCCTTTTGGGGCGGGAAATGTGACAAAATCTTTACAATTCCACCATTATCGCATTTTCCTCAAAGAAAATGCCACCTATCTGCCTGCCCTGGCAGGTGTGCATGAAAAAGCCTCGCTATCTTTACAGACTGCGAGGCTACCACTCGAATAAAAAACGAACTACATCCTAGACGCAACAGACAGATTGCGTCCCGTCTTCCATATCCGTATCCATTCCTTACGTAACATAAGATATTTCAGTGCATCCGTAAGATTAGTCGATTCTTTAGGCAATCGGTTTGTAGGCAACTTATCGCCTGTCTTTAATTTGACTATCTCTGAACCACCATCAGAACGAGTAACAGACTTTGTTCCTGTTATTTCCATCTCACTTTTGAGGTTGGAACAATTATATTGGTCAAATTGAATAGTAAATAATCCCCGTTCTAAGTTACCGCTCAATAAATCCATGAAAAAGCGGTATTCTAAATTACTGCCTATGTTACCTTGTCCGAGGCTCATCAACTGCACTTGCCATCCTGTTCTTGTACCATCAGCATAAAATTCTATATTCTTCTTTATTTGAGTAGCCATATCCGCCTTGACTTTATGATAATTATTCATCGAACGATCATAATAGAGTTTCAATATCTTCCGTCTATGCGGTTTAAAATATTCCAAGAAATTATCAGCCAGTTCTCTGGCTGTATTAGGTGGCAATGTGTAGAGTTCTTTTAATACCTTGTACTTTTTCTTATCCTGTTGTCCCAGTACCATAGACAGCATATTACCAGAGTCCATACCGGCCTCTAACGGACGATTCATATCCAAGTGCCTAAGCACCGTGCAATCTTCCTTCCAGCCCAACGGTTTCGTTTCAATAATTTCATTGATAAATCCATCAGCATAAAAATGCCGGATAGCCAAATTACAGTAAAACATTTGCCCGGCTTCCAATTTGGGGATAATCGAAAGAATATTGCACAGAATTCCTTCAAGTCCCTCGGAAAATTCATCACTAAACCAATCCAGCCCTAAAACGTCTGCATTGACATAAGAGGATGAAATGAAGAAAAACGATGTACGTGAACGTGTCTTGATCCATCGTTCTTCCCACCGCTTCATATTGCGTCCTGCGAGTTCCAGCGCCCGTTGCAGTTTATTAAGACTTGGAGCTAATGATTTATCAAAGCGATATTTCTTCAACACTTCATTATATTCCTGTAAGGTAGCTACATACGTCTTTTTCGTCTCGTTATAAACAAATCCCGCCTGAAGCATTAACAGAATCTTATCTTTATCGTTCTGTTTAGCCAGTTTCAGAATCCAGTCATATTCGCCAATATGGTTAGGATTAGGCATATCGGTAGTAAGGGTACGACTACGGTACCAAACATTCATTCCATACTTCACCCTGAAACCGCGTACAGCTTTCAACAGATTCGTAAATTTCTCCTCCGGGAAATACTTGACTTCATCACCGAACACTCCAACATACGAACGCCCTGCACCGATAGACGGTCTGTCTAAAGAGATGAATGTGAAATTAAATCCGGTATAGAAGACCATAGTGTTACGCCAGTCCGTACATACATTGTACATTCTTTCCTGCCATTCTTTAGGCGGCTCCTGATTAATCACATAGTGAATGCCTATTTCCCACCCTAACAGGGAAAGTCCATCTATAAGCGAAGGAATGACATTCTTATGCAAATCTGAATACGTATCAGCTACCCATGCGAACGGCGCTCCCTGACAATCCTGTGCAACTTCTTGTACTCGTTCTGATAATACTTGCACTGTTTTAGCACTGGCGCGACCGGCAATCCAATAAAGTGCCCAAGGCATCATTATTGATATGAGTTGGGCCATCCAATTTGCGTATCGCTGTTCTACTTCATCAGTCGATGTCTTTAGTTTTTGTTTCCTGGTCATCGAGCATTTCAATTATATCCACATCAATCACTTGCGCATCCCTCTTTAAACGAACTTTCTCCCGCTCCGGAATATCAGGAATAGAATCAATCTGTTCAGCAAGCAATTGCCTGTTAACCTGTGGCATTCCTACAGCCTGCGTATCAAGCATATAAATTTTTATGGGCTTTTCGTTTACTTCCTTCCGTTTCTGCGGATCAGGCTTATCCAATTGTTTGATTTTAGCAGCCTGTATCATCAAGTTTCCATATACTTCCATATCCTTAGAAGAATGTGCATTCATTAATACAACCTGTGCCGCTTTCTGCAGATTATCATACATCATATTTCGGTGAGCGTTATTTTCTACCGAATCATTCGCAAAAAACAGGTTTATAGCCTCATTATACATTTCCCTGGCCCTAGCCCTCTTTACCTGAAAAGGGTCATGCATAAGGAAAGAAATTGCATTATCCTTACCATATTTCCGCTGTATGCCAATCAGGGCGTACAGCGCATTATAATAGTCCATCTCATCATCCGTTAGTTCCATTGTACAACCGGATGCCAAGTAATCCTGTAACCTGTCAAAATAAGAAGTTTCAAACATTCTCTATATCTCCGAAAAAAACTTGGTTAATCGCATTCTTAAAACCGACTTCACGACGCAGTTTATCAAGCCGCTGTGCCTGAGTAACATTATCACCAACTTCAGCACTGGCCGTCATTGATAATCCTTCCTTAGCCTGTTGTATCAACTGTCCGCGTTCATAATGGTATTTCAGTGGAGAACCTACCAAATTGAAGTACCACTCAAAATCATTCAAAGGAATATTATAAAACATCGCTATTTGCTTAGGAGTATATCCTATAGCTGCCAGCTTTTCATATTCATCAAAGTTAATCCTGTCATACCATACCGGATTTTCTCTCCACTTAACCAATTCGTCCGCAACGAAACTCATAGACTTCCTTACTTTTAAAAAATACATATTGTTCTTCCATCGCATTCTCGCCATAGTTTCCACTTCCTTCCACAACAAAAAAGCCTTTAGGCGTATCTAAACAAGTAATCTTCTTATGACTCCACGCAAAAGACAATTCAATAACTCCATCTTGATGGAGTGCCATCAACCTTTCAAAAATCTTAGGCATACGAAACTTTATTGTCTCGGAAATATGCAAATGAATACTTCCAATGGCCTCTTTGTCCTTCCATCGGAGCAATGCATTTATTATGCGTTCATTGGTTGAATAAGTTGCTATATACAGGTGTTCCAAATATCCGGTATGTTTGAGCAAGTAAACAATAAAAGTAAATGCTGTAAAACTCTTCCGTGTCTCAATGAAAAAGACTTCATTCTCTTTTGGAAGCCTGCCACACAGTTCCTTGAGATTATTCAATTTATATGTGTGGAGCATTTCAAACCGCTTCGAATACATCTTTGATTCGCGCAATTCTTCACGCAGTTCATTCAAGTCAAAATAATAACTCATTCAAGTAGACGGTTCACCTCCTCCAGTTCAACCCTGTAACCAGCCAATCTCTCCTGGCGTTCAATATCCAAATGCGGCTTATCTCCTTTATTCAATTCATTTGTAACCCGCCAAATATTGTTTTCGATCTGTCTTTGGCGCTTTACAAGTTCTTTTATCGGTAGTCCCAGTAGTTCTTTTCTCCTTTTAAACTCATTAAAAATCGGATGCTTACCTAACAGCACCTTGTTCTGTTGATAATAATTTAGTTCTTCCCATATCATCCGATTTTCAATATAATTATCTATCAATTGCTTACTGACAGAAGCACATTGGTTCAAGTCGGTGCAATCACGAAGTTGAGCATGCAGCTCTATGTATGTATGGTATCGTGAGAATTTTCGAGAAGCAAGAGCCTCCAATTCCACCGGACATGATTTATCCTTTAGAAAAGAGAACTCCTCACGAAAAGATTTGGGTTTGCGACTGAATGTGATCTCCGTTTCTTTCCAATTTGTTGTAAAGTCCTGATTAACTCCGTATTTCTTGCAAAGAAATGCAACCATCATTCTTTTGTTTCCTGAAGGATTAGAACGAACAAGACGCAATGTCAATGAGGATACGCCCGATTGTTCCATCAGGCGTATTCCTTCTTGAGCATTTGCCCCATTCTTCAACCAGGCTATTACGATTTCCTTCACTCTTCAAAATCGGATTTATCGGGAAACATGTCAAGCAAATATTTCATCAGGAAATCTGAATATCCACTTTCTGAATTGTTCAGAAACATCTTCTTTGATACCAGTTCCTCAAACTTCTTAGAATCCGGCTGTTTGGATATGATGGATAATGCAATATTATCACTTTGCCAGTTCAGTTCGATAGAGGAAATTGATTCGGTACCCCAAAGAGTATTAAAATAGACAGATGAAATCAGATAGCCACCTGCATTCAGTTCCGGGAACCTTTCAAACATATCCACAAGTTTCTGCTTTTCGTAAACAACAGGAGTATGTGTACCAAAGTCTAATTTAGGAAAATCTGACAGTAGATCAACTGTACGAAGCATATTCTCCTTATAAATCCCTTTATAAAGTTCCGGTCGTAAGAACCCTTTGTTTTTAGGAACCTCTAAGTGCGCCAACATCACCGGAGCAACTAGATAAATATCATCATTAGACCAGATGAATTTTTCAGTAACCTCATCAGCAGCTATGGCCAATTTCAATTTTTCCACCACATCAACCTGTGGATTATCAGACACACAGTCATGTTCAATGACCGTAACTTCATCACTCATCCATTCTTCCCGGTCACCAATAACCACAATGTTAACGCCAAAACGCAAGAATTTATGTAAAGAACGTAATGCCATTCTTAGCTCGTCTCCTTGTGCTTTCTCTTTGACATAAGGGATTACGACTGTTACATGATCCGTAGCGATGCAATTCTCTTTAGAGGCCGGCTCCTCGTTTGATTTGTCCTCAACTTTAAGTGTGGGGTTTTCATCAGAAGTCTGTTCTACTTCCAACTTAACTTCTACTTTTTCTTCTTTTTCCTTTTTCGTTCTCATGTTCTTGATTTTTTTGATACACAAAAGTATCATTATCCCAATACAGGCAAAAGGACACAAAAAGAGGTGCCATATCCCGTAGAATATGCACCTCTTTCCAATACAACCAATAAACTTAATTATAGACCACCTTTAGATGAACCTGATGTGACACTCAATCCCAATACTGCGTTGATTTCATCATCGTCAGTAGCCGGAATAAGACTTTTGGCAATATGTCCAATTGTAGCCCCACGTAAAGAACTTGCCAAGTTAATGGTGTTTTTATCACCCTCTTTGTTATCCTGTGAATCTGCTTTTGTGAGTTTCAGGGGAGTACAGGGAGTGCCCGCCACCTTTGCATCTTCACCAGAGCATCCGAAGACAATAGCTCCTAAATCCTCATTAATATTGTTGTTCACAAATTCGTCATGTTCAACTTCCGTTCCCGGATGCTCATAATCTACGTGATGAATAAAACCACGTGCATCGTCTTCTCCTTCACTCGTATGATAGATATTGATAGAGGAATCCGTTGCATAAACTGCAATAGGTTTCTTACCTTCCATCAGAGCAAATTCCTTGATGCGCACTCCTTTTTCATCACGTGTGTACGTCTTTACATCCTTCCAACGAAAATAGACAATATACGCTTTCTTTCCTTTCGGACGTCCTGCATTCGATGACTTCTTTGGAACCGAAGCAAACTGATATACTAATTCTGCCATAATTTTACCTCCTTTCATTGATTAAAGTCCACCAGCTTCAGATGCGGATGCTCCTGATTCTGTAGGCGGAATATATGCGAAAATAGCTTCTGCAATCCAAAAGCCGGTAGCTTCCCACCATTCCGCAAAGATTTTCACTTTATAGTTCTCTCCCTGCATCCAAATTTTTGTAGCCTGTGGGTCTTTACTACGTAGATGCTTGAAGTTCTCTTTGGGAGTAATAAAGAATACTCCGGTACCGCGCATACCTTCAAGTGGAGCAAATGTGAATTTTGAAAAATCAACTTTCACTTTTTCTCCATCTTCATTCTTCAACCAAGGGTATTTCTTCCGGTATGCTTTTCCGTAGCGCGTTACAATATCCGGATCGGCATGAATAAACATCTGTTTATTCTTGTACAATGGTTTAACCTCTTCAACTGCCTTGTCGATCTGATCCACCAACTGTTCATCTGACAGTTTCACACCATTAAGCAGCCAAGTAATAGCCTTATTTCCGGCTTCCTTCAATGCTTTAAGCTGAGTTACATAGCCATCCATAACTTCGTTAGCATCCGTAGCGTTGTCACCGTCTTTCTCTGCTGTAGATTCAACGAACTTACCCGTAGCCAAAGCAACTTCCCGTTCTTCATCCAGCTTAGGGAATACAAGTTGATTCAGGATATACTTAACAACCGGCATATCTTCCGGCTTCAAGTTTTCATCATACAGATATCCAATAATATCCTCCATCACATCGGATGGTACGATGGCAACATTGATTTTACACTTGAAGTTCTTAATGGTAAGCGGAGTGAACTTTGATTTTCCTTTGGGTGTCCAGTGCGGTGTGAACTGTTGCAAAACAGAATCAATGGCCGCCTGTTGTGCACGGACCTCCACTTTGTCAGTTGCGATAGTTGACATATACTGTGTAGATTCGGTTTTACCCATCAAACTACGAAGTATTTCCAGGCGCTCACTATTTACATACTTACCAAACTCATTCTGCAATTCAGTAGTTTCGATAGTTGTATTGCCTGAATAAGAAGCACCCGGTTTACCATAATAAATAGCATCCACATATTTATTATGCGCCAAGCTCATATCAGCTTTAAATCCCTTTCCCATATTCTCCGCATTTGCTCCTGTTACAACCTTACCCGCATCGGCTGTTTCTTCTTTTTCCAATTTAGCAATCTTGGCTTCAGCTTTGGCCTTCTCCTCTTCCAATTTAGAAATGCGCTCACGGGCTTTTTCCAGCTCTTTCGCATTTTTTTCCTTGTCAGCTTCCATTTCGACAAGAAGCCCCTCTGTCACTGCGCTCTCTGCAGTTTTTCCTTCCTTTTCGAATTCGGAAAGGTCTTTTTTGAACTCTTCCACGAACTTCTTTCCGTATTTCTCTTCCAGTTTCGTCTCCTGCTCCTTGCTCATAGAAGACTTTCCATCTTTGTCTTTAGCAAAAGCAGAGATTCCCAGATACCCAAATACGGCAGCAACTACTTTTTCAAACATAATTATGCACTTTTTGAATTAATATATTCATTTACATACGCATCTCTGCGCAACTCTCTCACTCTTCCTAGGGCAAAATCCCTAGTACCGACTGAATCAATCAAGCCATTTTCTTTGGCATCGTTCGCATAGAACATACGCCCGGCAATGATCCCTTCTGTTTCGAGGTTAAGTTTACTACCTCTTCTATTTTTAACTGCCTCTTGGAACCCTCTTGCAAGTGGGTCAAGTTCTTCTGTTTTGATTGCATCATATTTTCCCTCCTTCGCCGCTTCAAACGGGCCATTTTTATAAGATGATAAATTACTATAGATGGTATGCACCTTAACTCCAACGTTCTCATAATATTTGGCATAGTCAGGAAAGCTCATCATCACACCGATAGAGCCAAATTCAGAAGAGATTGTATTAGATGCAATAATTTCGTCGCAATAACAGGCCACATAATAGGCTGCAGATGCACACAGATCGCAATATGCAACCACGCATTTCTTTTTCTTCTGTGCATATTGAATCGCATCAACAAGCGGAGCGATAGCATCAACGCTACCGCCACCGGAATCTATGTCAAGCAAAATACCAGAAATTTTGGGAGAATCCGCTGCCTGATTTACCATCTCTGCCACTTCAGTAGTTCCATAGCTACAGTATGAACCATATTTCAGCATAGAACCTTGAAGCCCTATGATAGCCACACTGTCCTGTGGTGCATCTGAAAAATCATGTCCTGTTTTCATCTCTGTTTCAGACATTGCACACACAACTATAGGGGATTTATCCGACAGCTTGGTTATATCCTCATTCTCGACTCCTCTTTCCAAAAGAAGATTAACCAGAATTTGGTTAGCTTCCACATCCCGGAACGAGATAAACCATTTACCTCTCAGAACAGCACTATATAAAGAAGAAAAAGCCATGTAATTTTATACTTTATTTGTTTGATACAAAATTACAATGACTTAGCACCTATTAAAAGGACTTTAGGAACTTTGAAAACTCGGCACTAGAACGTTTTAATGATAGAGTGATGGCTACAGGGGAACCGCTTCTCTCAATAGAGAGCTGTACCGGGTTTTTATCTGTTCCAACCACTTTCCTCTCACCATTAGAGTAATCAATACGAAGTAGCCCATATCCACTACATTGTTCCCTAATAAGTGCTTCATGCGCTTCACTTGAATCTGTACAAGTAGCGCTTAATTCTTGTTGTATCAATTCTCCCGATGCAGACCTCGTTTCTTTCAGTTCACATTTGGATATATTAAAATCTATCCAATTGCCGGAAACGGAGATGGAACTAACACCCAAACAATCATCAATATCCGCATCGTCTATTGAAAGATAGAACATTGCGCTGATTTGTGCTCTTTTATCATCTAAATTCATAGCTTATATATCTAATAATGAATAATTTGCTTAAAAGTATAAGTATAAAAAAGATAAAAAACACCTTTTTACTTATAGATTAATCGTAAAAAAAGCACAATCACCTAAAAAAGAGACAGTTGTATTTCCTTATTTACCTCTTTTATCATCTTTTTCCGATTTCGATAGTCATACTTCTTTACCGCATCATAGTTTATAGCGTTATTTTTAATGTTATATGCCATCAAAAACGCTTTTATAATCTTATCCTGCTTGAATCCCTTCTCATATCCCGCAACGAAATATTCGCGAATACGAAGGCGGAAAGATGCTTCAATGTAATCCTGCAACATCCTTTGTTTCCATTCTGGAATATACAGAAAGTTTTCATTTAAAATGAAATGATTCCATTCCTGTGTTGGCAAATATAATGTAATTGGATTCTCTTTCAAAGGAAGACGTGGCGGGCGGTCTTTTATTGTCACCATTGATTGAATCATTTTTCCGAGATCATTAGTGGTTGCCACCATTACCCCACCTTCTTTTCTACACCCAAACTCATGATATAAGTAATCATGTAAATAGGGTGCCAGTTCTATTGTTACACTTGGTTTTTCCATATTACTTGTTTTTTTTAAATAATTTCCCATACTAGCTTACAACCTACAACTAACGACCAAAGCATTGTATATAAGCACATTACATATAGTCTACCGGTTGTAACCACTTATATGGTTGTAAGTGGTTGTAAGTAGGTTGTAAGTGAATATCAAACTACGCACTTACAACCTTTTCACATCTGATTATCAACATATTAAAACGCATATATTATAAAGGTTGTAAGGTTGTAACCACATTTTCAATTATTTTTCTCTTAAATAGTTTTTTATATATTAGACCTTATGATCTAATATACATATATACAAATATCTGATTAATAGAGTTGTACTACCTTATATCCATAACGCGTACCCATTCCCGGCAATTTCTTACCTATACGTTCATATCCTAACTGGCGCAATGCTTGCCCGATAGTAATATCGTCAATGCGGGTCATTGAGCTAGTTATCTTTCGTGCAGCTTTCAGTTCCCGAACGATATCCATCGGCATGCGGAACAAAGACTCTTCATCTTCTTCCGGCTTTCGGTACCATTCCTTCACCAATTTATATGCGGTGGATTCAATCACATACTTTGCGTTATATTCTTGGAAATCATCATAATCTTTTCGATTAAAGGTATAATCAAAAGTTCCATTATACAAGGTCATAGCTTCCGCCCAAAGTTGATCGACATCCACGGCTTCTCTGTAATCCCCGATCTCGTCAATTTCAATAGCAGCTATTCTACGGAGAAGACCGGAATCCGAGTTAAATAGAAACCCTCCCATCTCCTGTGTCTTATTACTCGTGAAAGCACAGGAAGCAATACGTTGCATCTTTGTGGTGAAACTTTCTCCTGGCAACTTGATATCCACCATGAGCCGACTCATATTATTTTTAAAACTGTTCTCTGTTGACTTAGTTATTCCAACAAACTCATCAAAGTTGATAATAAACCGGGAAACAAAGCACTCTGTCATTCTGAATATACGTTCGTCTTTATCCGAAACAACGTAATACTCTTCCAAACATCGTGGTACCAAAAATTCAATCAGTGTCGTCTTGCCTATTCCGCCTTGAGCATTAACAAATCCAATTGCTACATCATTCTGCCTCTTACCATATACTTGTGCAACTACAGCTACCAACCACTTTTTTATTAGGTATTTCATCCGGTTTTGATAAAATTCCGTATCATCTTTATCTTTAAAGTCGTGCGCCCGGAGAAAGCTGCAATACAAATCTATTTGGCTGACACCGTTCCATTTGTTTTGTAAACCATCAAAATACTCTGTAACCGGATTATATGCTGTCATCTGATTAGGAGAAGTCAATATAGCCTTTAATAACGACTTGCTACAGGCCAAACCATCATCAATCATATGCATATAGATATCATTTTCTGTGATTGATGTAGTGTACTCACGTTCCTTACTCTCAATATACGATTTTGAGTGATCAAATATATTGATCTTAATTTCATAGTTCATATCCAACCACTCCTTTACCGCTTGTACTTTTCCAGCAGCTTTGGCAGCCGAAGAAGTTTTTGCCAATTCTCTCTTAGCCATTATTTCCCCATCTCAATCGGCGGTTTTCTCCTGGAAGCTCCACCACGTTAAACATTTCGTCCATTCTCGTCCGGATGAAATTACCATATCTTTGCGCAGTAATCTTGCCCTTTACATCTCTTGCAGCTTCAAGTGTGTCAAGTGTAAAGTTAGAAGTAGCATAGGTCCTACCGCCATATTCATACCTGATAGCAAACAAGTCTATAACGGGCTTGACTACATTACCATAGTCCTTCATCTCTAAATTTTCACGTCCCAATTCATCAATAAACAACGGCCTTTCTCTTAATCCAGTGATCCCACCTTCCGATTGAAGTAATTCTATCAGTTGTTTCGCATGAATAGTTTCGGTTATCTTGCGAGTGAGATAATCCTGTACTGATAAATAAGAATACATCAATAAGGATTTACCACATCCAACTTTTCCCATCAAATATATTCCTTTATGCACATTCCATCTACAATTCCTCACATCTCCAGTCAGATAATAATATAACTGACGAATAGTGTCCTTATTGTATTGATCCACAATGAACGCCGATTTAATACCTCTTTGCATCATGATGGCTTCTGCTTTAGCTTTCAATAGCTTCCAAAACTCGATGTCGGAAATATGGGAATAATGAAAAGCCCATAGTTCTTGGTCAAGTTCTTGCTGCCTTTGTTTACAGGTATTTATAAAGTCATTAAAAGTCGCTGTCATGAGTGATCTCTTTAGGTGGGTTAGTATAACTGTTATCAGTCACTTTAAAAAACTTTGGATAACTACCAGCCATGGCGAAGTTCAAATATCTAATTGCCGTATCCGGACTTCCTTCACTTATATCATCAAGATAATCCAAAACTTTCTGTTCTTCCCTGCTTTTATATGTCTTACCAAACGTTTCCAAACGGTATTCCTTCCAATATTGCCAGGTCTGCTGGAACTCTTCTTCTTCGAAAGGTAATTTGATATCAACAGGTTCTATCGGATTCTGCATTAGTTCATCAAACTTCATAGCCTGTTCTTTCAGCCTATCCCATTCTTTAATAAACTTCACTATCTTTTGTTGTGCGATAACAGGAATACCGCCATCAATATAAGCATTAAACTCATTAGTGGCACATTCGAACTGTTTCCATAATATATTCCAAACTTTCTGCATATCTTCAGCTATTTAAGTTATTCTAAAAAAGACCGGGAATTTCACCCGGTCCAATGAACAAACCCAGATGGGGCTGATACCCAACAGCTCTCCTTAAAGCTGGCACATTAGTTAGTTATTCATAAGTAGCTCCTAGTGGAGCCTTATTTTATTACTTTCTATTATTTAACCAATCTAAGGCTGCTTGCATACTACCAACATAATCTGCATTATAAATATAAGCGACTTCTTCGCCTACCTTATATTCCCGGTCATTGTCTGTTTCGCCTAGAATAAAT